GAGTATGCCACGTCCTCACCAATGCAGTAGATGATCATGACCTCATCCTCGCTCCATCCAGCTGCCTTCAACAACTCAGCCAGAATCCAAAAGGCCATCAGAATCATCAGAGCTTCCATCTTCTTGTCGAACTTGCCGTAATCACCCGCAATGAGTCGGTCGAGACCAAACTGTGTGAGGAAATCATAGTATGTTTCCCACTCCAGTGATTGAACAGTGCATCCAGGAGACGCTTCGAACAAGAATGGGTGTTCTTGAATCACTTTGACTGTGGTCAGTAGGTACTTGCGAACAACAAAACACCAATCAGCTGGTGCACCAGTGAAAACTCGGATCTTCCCGGCCATGACTTTAGCTCGTGCGCGAGCTTCATCCTTGAGCTTACCGGAAAATACTGGAGCAGCACGAATCCCTTCCTTGTAGTGGTTCTCGATGTAGTGGATGCGTTCCTTGATCTCATCGATGAACTCCATATCACCTTCGCCACCCACTAGGAAGTTTTTCTTTGTCTTGTTGTACGGCTCTCCCATCGACGACTTGAAGTTCATCTTGTCGATAAACTTGACTCCTGGAATACCATTGATCGCAGCTTTGTCCGAAAGGGGTTGCATTATTGCCAATGCTTCCACTGGCAATCCAGCTAGGATATCATCAACAAAAGCTCGTGCACACTCCTTCAGGATTGACGGACTAACAGCACCGTACTCTTGTTGGGTAACATCCTTCAATGCGAGGTGCCACGGTCGCCAATCATTGAGCTGTGGAGCAATGAAATCCACCTTCCAATTCCGCTCAGCGATGATCTCGGGTCCCAATAATGTGGGCTTAACCTTTGATCGCGAGGTGACAGAGTAGTCGGTGAATGAACCATAGCATCGCAATGATCCAGAGTCCATCCAGCGCAATGGAGAATAAATTCTCAGACTGGTCAGTTGTTTCGGACGCGATGGGGCGTCGATAACTGGAGCTGCACACTGGACGATAGGCATGTTGAAATGCGCAATCGCCTTATCGACAGTACTGCGACTCAATGCAGCACACCATGTCTCACCAACTTTATTGCCGAGTGTGTGGATCCCCAAAATAGCCGTGACTGGCTCATGCACAACCAGTGGCATACCACAGTCACCAACGACTGTTAGCTTGCTCACATAGCCATGCCAAGCCACAAGGGTTCCGACAATGTCAGCTGTCACACTTCCCATTTCGATGCACTTGACAGTGTTGACACCTGAAATGATCTGCTTGTCGTAGCCAACAAGGGCTCCGGTGTATCGTCCCATCAGGGTATCTTTTCGAATGAGATCCCGCAGGTCAGCCTTCACCTCCCAGCAATGCACTTCAAAGAACACCAAGTCGCCCGGTTGACGAAACACATCCTCTTGCCGAAGCTTGAATGACACGTTCGGCGAAACACCTTTGACCATGCTCTCCGTGAGTAGCGTGACCTGAACGTCTCCTTCTTCAAACACCGTGTGGCTATTGCTCACCCACAAATGTCCACCAATACAGAAAGCATTGCCTTCTCGCACGCGTTCTCCATTTGAGACTTTGATGCGGGCGACGTTCCTCATGATCTTGGCGTTGACCTGATCATATGAGAGCGAACGGTACGCAACATTCTTATTGGTCAAATCGAAACTAGAGATCTGAAAATCGTCACGTTTCCAAACATTCTCCTTTTCTGTCTTCGGAAAGAGGGAGGCATCGACAGAAGCACGCAGACCTTGCATCTCAGGGACTTTTTGCTTACGCTAGGTCTGGAAGCTTGTGTACATACCATAAGCCGTAACCATGGCAGATACTGCAGCTACTCCCCCCAAGATGATCTTCCACTTGCGGGGAACGCAAAACGCTCGAGCAATCGTGCCACACATCTCAGTGGCTGTACGTGACGACAAACTGTAGTTCCGAATACCCAACAGCACAATCTTCCGCACTACTTGCCACTCCATGGCACTGTTCGTGATGCGACGCACCGTGCGTGAAGTGGAGTACCATTCAAGGTAATTGCAAAACGTCCACACCAGTGCTTGATCCAACCACCCAGACTTGGGGTCACGTTGGTTCTTCACGAGCTCGGCTAGGATGTCTGCCATAGCCACATCATCGGCTTGTAGATCTGTTCCTACAGTGGGGTTCGTAAACGAAGCCGGGCAAGTGATGCGACAAATCTGTTTGTCACCTTGAAACGTGGTCGTCGTCAGCATGTAACCCGAAGGCACCCGCTCACAGGGGTTGTACTCGTAAATCCGCGTACTAATCCCATCGACATCCTTCAAAACAAAGGGCTGTCCACGTGTCACTCCAGCGGGAAACTCCCCAGCTTGAGTAGTGGGTACAGTGGGATCAGTCTTGCCCCACAACCGTGCGTTGTACTCATCAATGATGGCGCAATTACACTTGTCAGGCTTGATCATGTCGCACTTGTCACACACTTCAAACTGCGCCATGTTGCGGTTTCCCTGACCAGCGCGAGCTTGTACAAGAGAGAACTGCAAGATGGTGTCCTTAAGCCAAAGCAGGAATGGTTGAATGGTGTAGAATTTCTGCACTTGATCATACGAAGCCATGTTCTCACCGGCAGCAACCACTCGTTCGACTGTGATGATCCAAAAATCTGGCCAATCGTTCTCAATGGGCGGTAGCTTGTTGGAATCAATCATCTCAGCATCATCATCGCGAGCAAACTGTGGCTTGGGTTGAACAGTCACCACAAATGGCAATCGTCGCTGTACGGCAATTGGGCACGCAAAATGTGCATGCGCATTCAAATGCTTCGTATTTGTCGTTGCGACAACCGCACGAGCTCGAACAGGGTTCTTTCCCTTATCTTCAAGACGAGCTTGATTTGGGACCATCACGACATCATTGATGAGCTGAATGACTTCAGTCAACGACATATCTTGTTGCGGCGATGTGGGACTCAAGTAAGCGATATCATCCAGATGAATGAACCACTTCGCCGAATTCCATCCTGACCAAAATGAGTCTGCTGGATTGCGTGAGTACTTGAATTCCTCAGTGCGTGGCAGGTTCATCACTCGCCCCATCCATTGGAAAAGAACCTCTGTGAAGAGTGATTTACCAACGCACGTTTTACCGTGCACAAGGAGAGCAAATGGTGGTCTGCGAGACTTCTGAGCCTCGGTGAATGTGAAGATATCGGCCTGAATCAGCTTCATCTCATTCAGCAGCTTCTTGACGGCCATAGCATCACCTACACCAGATGTGTTTCCGAACTTCAAGATGGCCTCTCCACTCTCAATGGCAGATGTGAGTTCACTAACGAACTGGTGATAGGAAGTTCCATGTGCTTCCAAGTCACCAATGTGCAAGAATTCACGCTTGAGTTTTTGGCACACATCGTACCAAGCACCGTATGATGTCGGGCCATGGAAGAATGTGGACCACTGCTTCGTCTTTGAATACAGTAGAGCTCTCTGAACGAACAGGGCCACTGCATCAAGCAGAGCAATCACAAAGTTCGGTCCAGCCAGCGGACCACCAAGATCCTTCTTGCACATGTAGGCGACCTTATCATCGATCTTGACGCCTACAGCCGCAAGGGCTCCAACAGCGATGGCGTATTTGTACACCTTCATAACTTGCTGTGCAATTGTGGAGTTTTGGAGGGCGTCCCAATTGGCCAACAGACTTCTGATGTCTGTGACACGTTGCAACGTATCGTCAGTCTCGTCACTCTGAGAGACGAACGCAGTCACATCGTTGACAACGTCTGAGATAATGTCGGCCACTCCAAATAGTAGTGATGTCCCAGTGCGTAGTTTGACGAACACTACTAGAGCCAGTACTTTATCGGCAGCAGTGGGTGCTCGCAACAACTGAACACACAAGATGGACAGATCCTCAACAAGGCTGACAATGTCTCTGTCAACGTGCTTGTCGAGGAACGCCCTCAGATCCACTTCAGTTTCATCAGACTGGAGAGTCAAGATGTGAAGAGGATCGCGTTTGCACTTTTGCCGCACCTTCTTGTGAAGGCGCGGCGTTTTGACCTCCAATGCACGATCGATGAGAGATTTGCTTCGGGGATATTCCCACTCAGAGCACTCAACATCAACTTCGTCACCAACCCGGAGGTACTTTTCATATTGAAGGGAATGACTTGCGCCACCCTTCATCGAGAAGCTCAAGTGGAGAACATCACCATTGTGGATGTTCAGATCACTGACCTTCATAGTGGGTTGTAGGGGCTTTCCCTTGTAAGTGATATAGAAATCACGCATGAACTGCAGTTTGAATTGCAAGAACATGTCAATCAGATAGCCATCCTCCGAAAGGACGACCGTAGTGTGTGCGCTTCGTCCGAGACGGACTAGCACGCATATTTGTGGGCAAGAGAATCCTGCCAACCATTCTAGGTTTTCTAGAAGGGATGGCATCTCACTTCCACGAGCATTGGCTCCATCGCAATGATGAGCGAGAGCACACATTGTTCCAACGGCGATTGTTTCGCCTGCAGCACAAAAGATCTTCTTGGTTCGCTTGAAAAGCGAAAGTCGTGACATTGTGTGTTGTATCTGGATCGTAGTATGATATTTTATAAATGCCTCAATAGGGCCATTTCCCCCGTTTCTTTGGACAGGGGTTCCTCCTAGCTGCGTTTCAGCCATTTTTTGAGCTTTCTGGGCAAGTCTTCATATTGCCAGGCGGTCCTCGGATGCAACTGCATCTGTAACCTACCACTACTTAACTTTTCACGTCGGCCTTAGTCGGCGCGGAGAGGTGTTTGCGTAGCTTGCTAATATAATCCGACGGTCTGTTAACGACCATTCTTGCGATACTTACTCTAAAAATCGTTGGAATTTTTCGATTTTCTGGATATACAATTTGGAGCATAAAAATATTTTTGTTTACTTTGCTCACTAATGATATACATAGGGTTTTATGGTTAACCCAAAACACTAAAACTTACATATAGAGGGGGTGTAAGATTTTTTCTCAAGGTGTTCTTAACTTCACCAAATCATGTTTCACTGGAGTTGTCTCTCCATCTACATTTTCTTAAATAGTAGATAAACTTAGAATACAGCCCAACTGTAGATACTAAGATCAATAGGGTGTAATGTTAGTTTAAACGTCATGTCATAGTCTTTAGAGGGGGCTTGTCATCCCCTTTCATGCGTTCTAGAACGCTCGCACAATACAATTGCGAGGGGCAGTCAGCCCATACGAGCGTTCAACTATCATCAACCTGAAATTAATCGGTTCTCATACATACGGCGTGTCAAAAGACACGCCG